TAGATTTAGGTGGAATTTTTACAGTTGAGTTTAAAAGAATTTTAAAAACAAGAGGTTTATATCCTAACAACACTATTGATTTGCATTTTACAAATATAGATACATGGAGTGATTTTGATGGGCTTGTACCAGATGAAACAAATGCACAAATATTTTTTAGAAAAAGTAATGATGCGCCAACTGATGACGAGATAGAAGATGAAAATGCTGAATTTATATTATTAGAAGATGGTAATAAGTTTAGTCAGGAGGATACACAAACTTATGATGATTTTATTCCTATGGAGAACGGCAGGTTCACAGGAAGAGTTTTTCAATTTAAAGTTGAATTAAGTTCTAATTTTTCAGATCAAACCCCTTTAGTTGATGAATTAGGTTATGAGATTTTATTTCAAAACAGAACAGAAAGTGTTGCAACTACAAGTGGCGGAAGTAATCCAAAAGTGATAACTTTTGATAAAGCCTTTTATCAAACACCAAATTTAGGCATTACTGCAAGTAATATGGCTACAGGCGACTATTATGTAATTAGTAGTCAAAGTCGTACAGGCTTTTCCATTACTTTTTTCAATAGTTCAAATGCAGCTATTGACCGCGCTTTTGCTTATCATGCAAATGGCTTTGGTGCCGAAGGTGCTTAAATTTATTCAAAACTGACTTATGGCAACACATGACTATAATTTAGCAAATGCTTCAGGAGCCAGCTTCAGGGCGGATTTAAACAACGCATTACAGGCAATACTGACAAATAACAGTAGTGCATCTGCTCCCTCAAGTACTGCGAGCTATATGTTCTGGGCTGATACTAATACTGGCATTTTAAAGATAAGAAATAGTTCAAATGATGCTTGGGTTGAGTTATTACAATTAGATGGTACGTTAACGCTTGAAGATGGATCTGCAAGTGCTGTTGCTCTTGGATTTAGGGATGAATTAAATACAGGTATTTTCAGTTCTGGTGCAAATAACTTTGATGTTTCTATAGCTGG